GGAGATACTGGAGCGGTTGCAGAACTTGTAATCGCTGTGGGTCCTGTAACTCCAGTCGCGCCTGTTGGTCCTGTTGGACCCGTGGCCCCAGTTGGGCCAGTCGCGCCAGTTAATCCAGTTGCGCCAGTTGCTCCGATTGGAACTACAAAATCAAGTACCGCCGCACCTGATGTTCCGCTGTTCGTGACAGCGCCCGTTGCTCCACCAGTGGTTGTTCCAACGGCAATAGTCGCCGCAACTCCAGTCGGTCCTGTCGCGCCCGTCAATCCAGTAGGACCTGTCGCGCCCGTCAATCCAGTCGGACCAGTCGCGCCAGTTGCTCCTGTTGCACCCGTGAGACCAGTTGGACCAGTTGGACCTAATGGTTGTGGACCAACTTCAACCCAGTACGAATCGTAATAGACATACGTAATTGCAGTAGTTGAATCAAACCAGAGGTCACCTTGTGCTGGAGATACTGGAGCAGTGTCGGAAATACTTACATACGCTACGCCTGTAGCACCAGCAGGTCCTGTTGCCCCCGTAGGTCCTGTTGGACCAGTCGGTCCTGTTACTCCGTCAACACCAATAGTTCCGTTAGTACCAGATGGACCAGTCGGACCCGTTGCTCCCGTTGCTCCAGTAGAGCCAGTCGCACCAGTTGCTCCAGTAGCACCCGCAGGACCAGTAGCACCAACCTCACCAATGTCACGAATGATGAGCAATACTTCATGGTTGTTACTAAAGTTTGTGGTGCCCGTTCCGCTAGAAGTAACCAATGTAACGCCGTATTCAACATGTGTCGTTTGGTCGGTGACGCTAGTGACCGCCCATTCTTGATAGTTGGTGGAGTCACTCGCATCTTGGATAAACAATTCGTCGCCAGGCTGGACATTGTTTAAAAATATGTGTACATCAAGTCCGTCTTTATCATTGTCGTCCACATTGATTTGTGTTGCACTTGTTTGTGTAGCATTGTTCCAAAGCAGATAGGTGCTGCCTGGGTCGCCGCTTGTTGAACCAGTTTTTGCTTTGTAATTAAAGTATGAAGAAGATTGTCCACGCGGTCCTGTAGAACCTGTTGCTCCAGTTAACCCAGTTGGTCCAGTAGCACCCGTTGGGCCGCTTGGTCCGAGTGGCTGTGTTCCGATTTCAACCCATTGGGAATCGTAGTAAACAAAAGTTTTACCAGTGTCGGACTCAAACCAAATCTGACCAGCAAACGGGGAGGATGGGGCACTGTCGGAGACAGTTGCTCCACCTGAAGCATTGGAGTTAACCCACGCAGTTCCATTGTATTGTAGAACCTGATTAGTGGCAACGCTTGTTATTGTTACGTCTGTTAGGTCATCAAGAGAAGCGACCGTTGATGCAGTACCAGGAAGAAACTTGGTTCCATTGAATTTAAGAACTTGGTCGCTAGTCGCGCCAGAAGTGTCTACTTCAATGCCATCAATAAAGAGGGTAGGCACCTTTAAGGTGTCGTCTGTTTTAAGGACGTTCGCTGCATCGCGGTAGAGGTTTACATCTCCGCCGCCAGTTCCGTCACCCCAAACAAGACGACCGCCACCTTGAATTTGAAGTCTTGCAAAAGTTTCTTGGTCTACAAAAATTGTCAACCCATCGGAGCCAGCAGAGGACAAGTTCTTAATGGCAATAGGGGTTATAAATTTTTGAGCCATGACCTCGGTCGTTTCTCTTGTTAATGCCCCTCAGGGCTAAACATTAAGCCTTTTTGCCGAATGCTGTGTCTTTTGGATTTAGGTAACGAAGAATAACAGGAAGTGCTGCTGCCCAAAGAGCGTTAGCAGTAAGTTTTAAATCGTTTGTTGCTACATATGTTGCGACTGCTGCACCAAGGACGCTTCTTGCGTACGATGCTGCCATTGCTTTTTGTTCTGCTGTAATTTTCATGTTTTCCTATCCTGTTACTACGATTGTGTAGTCGCCTGCGCCGATTTCTCCTTGCAGGACTACGGTTACTGTGTCTGTTGTTCTGTTGGTGACGTCTCCAATAACTATTTCTCCAGTTGAAACTTGAAAAACTTGTACCATCACAACAGTGGTATTAAAGTTATGCGTGACTATGGTTGTTGAAACAGCACCAGAGTGAGCCAAACATGCCCTGCTTGCAATGCGAGCGAGCGTAGGAGTTGTGCTGGTACGACCTGTGGCTTCAGCAGAAGCCGATGCTAAGTTGGTGCGAGCACCAGACTCTGTTGAGGAACCAGTACCACCGGAAGCAACAGCAATGTCGGTTGCGTCAGGACCCCAAACACCGGTAGTGATTGTTCCAAGGGTTGTGATGGTTGATTGACCCACATAAGTAGACGCAATGTCAATACTGTCGTTATTGGCAGTAATACGGTCAGCCGTACCAACAACGTCAAGCGTATTTCCGCTCTTTGTAAGACCGAAGCCAGCGGTGATTTGACCAGCACCTGAAAACTGAACCCAAGCGATTGCGTCAGTACCTACAGTAATGGCTCCGTTGCTTGTAACAACCCAGCCAGAGTCTGCGTTTACGGTACCTTCTTCAACGAAAGTGAAGGCCCCACCGGACACTTCACCAGTTCCGTCAAAGTCTGTTGCACGAACTGCAGCGCCAGATGCTTGAACAACGTAAATTCCGTTTTCAGAAGCCGTGCCCTGGTTTTTTACAAGAACACGGTCGCCAGTAGCAAGAGTTACGCCGTCAATTACATCTGTATCCTCTAAGCCAGAAGCAAGAAGTACGGCAGTAGTCGTCGCTGCCCTTACTGACTGCTTGACGTCAAGACCCGAACGGGCTGCGTCTACATAGGCCTTAGTGGCAGCATGGGCATCAGCGGTTGGGGTGGCAACAGAAATATTACCGTCTCCGTTGCGCTTTACGAGCGTGTTTATTGTGGCAGAAGCAGTGGCATTAGTAAGGTCGGTAAAAAACGCCGCAGTAAGCAGACCGGCATTTTCAGCAGTTGCAACGTTGAGAGCAATGGTTACGGTTCCGTTTGCGGCAGGAGTAACGGTTATTGCGCCGGTATTAGCACCAGTCGTGGTGATGGAGGTGATTGCATTTACCCAAGCGGTACCGTTGTACACACGAACAACGCCATTGGTGCTGTTGTAGTACATGCGACCCGCATAACCTGTTGGGTCAGTGGTTAATACTTGAACCTTAAAGTTTAGGAGTTCGTTTTGATTTAGGTCAATATTTGTTAAAAACTTTTGTGCCATTTTTACTCCACCTTACGTGAGATATGCTTTTCCAGAAAATGCCGCAGAAAACAGGACAGTAACTACAGTATTACTACTGTATTGTACCTCACCGAATACATGCGTATCTGCAGAGTCCACAATGGTTACCTGTGGCTTACCTCCGAGCGCATGAGTTATGACCCAAGTTGCTGCTGGGGTTGCCTGAGTAAATTCAAGTCTGTTTGTAAGAGAGTTAGAAGGAGACGTTGAGCGAACAATAACAAGGTTTGCTGTATCTTGGTCAACGGTTACAAGGTTTGGAGTGTCTTGATAAACGTTTACATTGTTTGGAACTGTATTGCTCATCGTGTTACCTCTAGAGAGAGGGTGAATGTCCCCTGTATCACGCGTGATACAAGCCCGCCGGAAGAAATAATCTCAAGGTCATAAACTCCACTAGAAGTAAGAGCCGCAGTGTCCGCAGCAGTTATGGACAGGTTTATGAAACCTTCAGCACCGTTGAGGGTGATTCCTCCATTTTCTGTTGTCAATGTAATAAGTGGAGTTGTTGACTCAATCGTTCTTCTGACCTGCATCCGTGCCGTATGGTTCGTCAATATATAGGGTTCATATTCCGATGGGTCTGCTTCCGTTGGAGTCCTTGGCTGCTCAAGTGCTATGACGCGTCCAAAACTAGAACCTTGCTGACAGAGCATGTTGTAATTTCCTGCAATCATTTTTCCGCCCGTATTACGTTTATGTGGATATACATATTGTGCCTCATTAAGTCATCACAGAACAGCAGTACCGAGTACGCCATAGATAGGGTCACCAAGGGTCAATGTAAATTTCTCTACTACTCTGTGTGTAATTGAATACCCAAGAGGTCTTGCTGGTTCAACAGCGGCTAATACTTCTGTGGAATCAGTAAACTCGGAAAAAGTTAAACCCGTCGTACCTAATACGATTGTTCCTGTTTCCGCCAGCGCAAATGCTGTACCACTGTTGGCTTCTCCAGCATCAACAAAAAACAGTGCAACGCCAGCAATTTCTGATGGAGAAACTGTGTCAAAGTCGTCGGCACGACTCCAAGTGCTAGCGTTAACAACGTAGACACCATTTTCCGTTTCGTCTGATTGGTCTTTTACAAGAACTCGGTCGCTAGCGACTAGGGATATGCCATCAATGGTTTGTGTGCCAGAGAGCGTAATATTGGCCGTAGTCGCTACTCTCACGTTTGTCCTAATGTCAAGACCTGGGGTTTGACTACCAACCGTAGTGATTCTTATAGCCCAAGGGTTGTTATCGTGTCTTTGGCTAATAATTACAGATTTTGCTCCAGTAAGAACAAATTCAGCAGCCTCTCGTATTGCGGACTGGGTTCCAGCACCACGACCATAGCCAGCAGGGTAAAGTTGCCAAGTCTTAAAATCTTCCAGATTATTGTTATCTATAATCCCAGTATTGTCTAGGTATATTTGATTTTTAATTTTATTTCCGGAAAACTGCATTAGCCATTCACTGTTTTCGTTTCTTACATGTTGGTAATCAACGAGCCTGCTTCTGCTTTCGTACGTGTTCAAAGCGATATTGGATGGTATTTCTCTTCTGTCATATCTGAACCATTCGCTGTATAGGTTCATGGTGTCAGATATTGCATCAGTTAAAACTTCCACAAATCTAAAGAATGGGTATGTTGGGTCTTCTTCTCTGCTGTCGTAACTTTGATAGAAATCAGGTATAAAAGGGCGCATGCTTTGTACGACTGGAGAGTTTGCCCACGCGATGTCGTTAACTAAGTTTGGTGTTGATATTCGGACGTTTGAAGTGTTGTGGTTTGAAATAGTCAAAACAACTTTGTAATTAGTGCTCGCTGGAGCATTGTTGGCAATTGTTATCTGATTTGACCTTACCGCCCCCCATGTGCCGCCCTGGATTGTTCGTGTATTTCCAGCGTTCACAACTCCGTTTGCATCATAAAGAGCAGCGTTTATGGTGATGCTTTCGTCTGCTGAATATGCAACACATGAAAATACAAACACACCCCCTCTGTCTGCTGTTTCAAAAACATTGTTGACATTCAGTGTCATAACCACGGGCGCTATACGGCCTGTAGACATTTCAATAACATAATGAGAAGCCCAATAGAAATCGTTTCCTGTTACATGCAGTGATGCGGTACCAATAGGGTCGGTGCTAACAACCGTCCAGTCGTGGTTTGCGACTACGTAACTTAAAGGTATTGTGCGCTGTGTTTCAACGCTATAAGTTCTTAGCGCATTATCGTCCGAAAGTCTTTGTAGGGTTTTCATTCATCTACCGACACCAATGTAACGGCTGTGTTTGCAACAGTCAAAGACGGCAAAGAACCTTTCTTTGAAAAAAGAACGTTTCCACTACCATCGCTTGTTCCACCAGAACCAGGAGTAACGGTTAAAGACTGAACATACAAAACTCCAGGAACCGAAGATGCTATTGAATAAAATTCTGAAAGTTTTATTCCATCAGTAAATCTGTAATTTATTGGGGAGAAGTAATTTGTTAAAACTGTTTCAATATTTTCTTGAACTACAGTACTTTCGTAAGAAGAAGAATACGCCACTTCAATGCTCACAGCAAGAGTGACTAGGTTTACATCACGAACTTCAAGTTCAAGACCAGCAACAGTTCTGTTTTGAATATCAATCAAAATATCTGATTTTTGGTCAATAGTTAGAGTGCTGTTAATACCGTATACAAATACTGTTACATATCCAGGTTCGTCTGCGTCTGCCCACTCAAGACCGCTTGCTGAGTTGGTTAAGTCATAGGCCTTGCACCTGCTCACCGTTGAAGCAAAAGTAGACAATACATGACCATCAATTTGAGAAGCGCGCGCAAAAGAAGAAGATAGTGAACCAAGAAACTGAACAGCCCTATTCAAAAACTCTTCAGTTGTTTCAGGACTTGTTCCGTTGCTTACGAAATCATCAACGGTTGCACTAACTATGCTTGAAGTAGGTGTATCAATCTCTAGGACGGTACCTACTGGAATAGGTAGGGTTGCGCCCACATCAATTGCTCGCGCTTCTACGGTAACTGTGGGTAGTGCTTGCGTCCCCGTGTAAACAACCGCTGCGATTGTTCCTTCTTCTATTGTCTCAAAGTAGATAGACCTTTGTTCTCCAAGGAATTCATAGTCGTATCTAACGATTGTTCCCTGTGGGACGATTGTTCCGTCGTAGTCAATGCAGGTGAATTCAACATCAATAACCGCCTGAGAGCCGTCGTTTATTTCAACACCCATCATCCCAACGAGGCCAGCCATGAGTCTGTCTGGAAGCCTATTGATTGCTGAAATATTAAGAGCGGAGATGTAGGAAACAGCCTGAAGTATTGCGTCCTCTGGTGTTCCCTGTCTCGGCTGGAATTCAGGTAACGCTATTTTTGCATACTCAATTGAGTCTAAGTAAACAGCAGTTGGAGAAACATCAAAGGGGACTAAGTAAACATATTCTGAAAAATCTATTGGCATACCAATCACCCACGCAACTTAAAGGAAAATTCTACACTAAGCCCACCATTTGAAGTAAAGGACGGATTTATTCCCGTTATTTCTACTTCCGGAACGTATCTTGCTGCATTAATTATAAAGTCTTCTGGTTCAATCGGAGTAAAAGATGGGTCAAGTACTCCAAATTCTGGAGTTATTGGGTGTTCTCCTGGTTCGGTAAGTAAAGAAATTGTCAAGATTTGTTTGTAAAAATCAAAAGTTCCTTCTTCTAGCCGCTTGAGTCCGGTGTCGTTAAATTTAATTGGGAAGGAAAGACAGTCCATCTCTGTATTATCCCATACCATCATGGCTTTGTTGCGCTTCTACAGGATTAACCCAAGACAATGTTTCTTCATCCCACAAATAGAAATTGTCGTCATCTGGTCTGGGAAATGGCGGCTCCCAGTCAAATGATTCACTTAGCAACCATGAAGGGAACGGAGAAGGGGATATGAAAACATCACTCACTTCGTCATACGTAAATCCGATGCCTGCAAACTGTTTACGGAAGTTGTTGTTGTACGAAGTTTGCACCCATGTTCCCCCAAGGTTGTCCATCAACCACTGGTAACCTTCGTCGGGGTCATTGTTGTCACCTACGGTTACGCGTAGAACTATATTGTTTTCATCTATTTCTGCCCAGTGTGCCATTATATTGCGTAACTCACAATCACTATTCCGCTTCCTCCTGCACCGGAAGCGACACCTCCTGATGCATTTCTGCATCCACCGCCACCGCTAGCCGTATTTGCACTAGCGCTTACGCCTGTTGTGTCTCCCGTAGTTCCATTGCCACCAACTCCACTACCGCCAGTTCCGGCAATGTTGTCGCCTCCACCGCCTCCACCACCGCAATAAAAGGTACTCAAAAAAGAAACTCCTGCGCCACCGTTTCCGCTATTCACGCCAGAAACCGCGGTCCCTCCTGCTCCAATAAACCCACCGCCACCACCAGCAAGATAATAGCCGTTTGTTTGATTTGCACCACTGCCGCCAGCGTTGCCTTGCGTTGCCGAGCCGCCCGCCGAAAAGTTATTCAAGTTAACACCACTAGACCCACCGCCACCCGAACCACCAGAAGAGCCAGTGGTAGGAGCATTGGCATTATAATAGCCCCCGCCTCCGCCTCCTGTTGCCGTGTAGGTGCCGCCATTTATGGTTGCAATAGTATTTACTCCGTTTGCTCCTTGACCGCCAAAGTAAGAAGTCTGACGCGCTCCGCCTCCTCCTATTGTTGCAACAAGAGAACCACTAGCAGGAAGGGTTTGGTCAACGGCTGTCAATCCACCGGCACCACCCCCGCCACCAACGGAGGAGCCCCCAGCCCCTCCCCCTGCATGTACACGCACATTGACCGAAGTGGCCGAACTACGAACACTCGTTAAGTTCCCGTTTGCTGTCATGAAATGGTAACGGCGACCACCGCTGTCAACAAATGAACTTCCTCCAGTAATTCCAGTGCCGACCGTTATTGAAAAGGCTTGACTTACTGAACCACCAGCATTCGTTGCAGTTATTGTAAAAGAATAAGAAGAAGGAGAGGTTGGTGTGCCTGTTAACGCACCCGTAGATGAGTTAAGAGAAATGCCTGCCGGTAAAGACCCAGACGTTACCGAGTATGTTGGTGGAGGGGTGCCAGACGCAGTTACTGCATCAGAATAAGCAATTGTTAAATTCATTGTTGAACTGATGGTGTTGTCAGTCCAAGCAGGGGCAATTATTACTGCGCCAGAAGAAACAATGCCAATAGTTGACGGCATTAACCGAGGTCCCCTACAAGAACATAGTTATTTGCAGATGTACAAATGATTGAAGCAGCAGAATATTGTGCTCTGAGAGTAAGAGCAGGAGTTCCGTTTATGACTGCTGGAGAATACGCAACAACAGTAAATGTTCCTGCGTTTAAGCGGATTAAATCAACTCGTTGACCAACTGCAAGATTAGTATCACCATTAATATTTATAGATTGTGAACCAGTGTTGTAAACAAGTTTTCCTGCGGTACTTGGTTGAAGTACCCCCATACCATCCGTTGCAGATGAAAAAGAGATGACCGCTTGCGCCGTAGACCAGTCTCCAGTTGCACCAGTTGCACCAGTTGCACCAGTTGCTCCTATAGGACCAATATTGCCAGAAAGAGAAAAACTCCACAAACCATAAGTTCCAGAACCACCAATTGTGTCTGGAGACATATTTATGTTAGTGGGTGTTACTGTAACAACGCCTTCCATATAATTTGTTGATGATGTTGGAACTATTGCACGAACTCTTTGACCCGACTGATATGCGCCTGTTCCGCTAACGACAACAAAACTTACTGGGGCAAATCCAATAGTGGCCGTTGTGCCAGAAGTAACACCAAAATATCCACTGCCAGTTGCGCCTGTTGTTCCAGTAGCACCAGTAGGTCCTGTAACGCCTTGCGCGCCAGTCGGACCTGTAGCGCCTGTAATGCCTGTCGGTCCAGTTACACCAGTTGCACCAGTTGCACCAGTTGCACCAGTTGCGCCTGTTGCGCCAGTGGGGCCAGTCGCTCCAGTCGCTCCAGTTACTCCGATTGGGCCAGAGGAATAGGAAAGAGCGGACCAAGCACTACTTCCATCTCCTACCTTAAACTTTCCCGTGTCTTTTTCAAGTCCCATCTCGCCTTCAGCGAGAACAGGGTTAGAGGCTGTCCATTCGGCGGCAGTTCCTCTACGAAGTTGAATTTTAATAGGCACTACACGCCTCCTGCATTAATTGAGTCAATTCCGCCATAGATAGAATTTGGAGACCCACCATCTATATTAAACGAATCGTTTTGAATATTCTTGGGGTTTACGTATCCAATAACGTACATTTCGTCGTTAGACATGCTTGTAAAAGCGCAGAGAACTTGCTCATTGGCTACTAGGGGTGTATTAATGTTTGAATTAAGAACCCTTAGTGGTCCTATTGTATTCCCGAGTTTGGGTATTGATACGAATACTCTTCCATCGGCTGCGACCGTCTTGACAATGCCCACATAAATGCCGCCCATCGGGCTTGGATGCGAAGAAGCCTTGCTTCTGTTTACTACGTTAACCACCACAAACTCCTATGTATGGGACCACTGCTGGTCCATATGTAATTAGATTAAGCCATGATTCTTGAATCGTGCTTAGGTTTTGGGCATATGTTATTGCATCGGCCGTGTTGCCGCTAGCAAATTTTCCTAAATGTTTCCCTGTAGTTAGGTAATACTGCCGAGCATCTGCGTCTTTGTATATTCTTCCGTTAATAATGGGCGTGTAAACAACTTCATTAACTCCGTCATTAAAAGAAGAACTTAATAAAGTACTGATAGAGCCATCCGTGTTCTTAATCAACGGTCTATCGGTTAGCGTAATATTTCCAGCCACAAGTGGAAGTGGACCAGACGACGGATAAAGAGTAGCCGGAAGTCCTGCTGTTGTTATCTGCAATTCGGTTGGATATATGGGAACGTCAACTACCCACGGCTTAGCAGTTCTGTTTAATATGCTTTCTGCTGACTTTGGAAATCTATGTTTAATTACTTCTTTTTGCACTAAAATCAATATTTCTATATACTTTTTGGCTTTTGCTTCAGTAAGGAATACCCCATGATGCAAGTCTTCCGATTCGTATTTTGTTTCTGCTTCTGCCGTTGTTAACAGGGTTGGAACGTTATTGCACCAAAGACGTTCCGTTACAACAAATACGCCAGCAATAGAAAATGTCCACGCAGCATAAGTTCCGGAACTACCAATTGTATCGCA